CGGAGCGCTTCAAGGTGCTCACGGGCTTTGTCGGCGTCTTGGAAGATCGGCGAGGTCAGATTCATAGCGGCGGCTCCTGACAGCTAACCTAGCCGTCAGGACCGCTTTGTCAAGTATATAACTCCCCTCGCGAGAGAGGTTTGTCAGCATCTCCAGATCGTTAATGACAGCGATGCGACCGCGCGCCTTGATGATCATCAGAAGAGCACTCACAGCCTCGATACGCCCGGCGGTCGCCAGCGTGTTGCGATCGTCAACGAAGCGGGCCTGTACAGCCTGATTTTTTCAAGCCGGAAACCAGCCGCTCGCGCCTTCGAGAAGTGGGTCACTACGGAAGTCCTTCCGGCTATCCGCCGCAATGGCTTCTACGGGTCACCTCCGCCGATTGAACAAGAGCCGCTATGCGGTAAGGGTCGATACGACGCGGGGACGCGCCTTGCCGAGGAGATAGCGGATTATGAGCGCGAAACGGGCCTGACGTTCAAAAGCCGCAAGATCATCAACGCCCAGAAGCTAGCGGCCATGTTGCTGTCTGCTGAGGTCGCCGCGCCGTTGTCCAAAGGCAATGCCTGGGTCGCGCTTTTGGGTCTGGGCTTTGATCTACCGTACATCCTTTGGGGCAAGCGCACGCTGACGAAGCACTATTCATTGCGGGTTGAGCGCGCCCGGCAATCCGCACTTTCAAGCCGCTCTGCAGCACAGTCGCCGCCGTCTAGGCCGGAGTCGGCCATAGTCGCCCGCGCCTAGGGTGGCCAGCACAGACGCCGGCGTCTGTGCTCGAGCTAGATCCGCCATAGACGCGAACGTCTATAGGATCCGCGCGTTAGGGCGCGGTCTCCAACTCCAGCGACGTCGTCAGGCCGCTGGACGGCGAGAAGGTGTGTTTGGCCTCGGCGATCAGCCATTCGACCGCGTCGATCTCGGGATGAAAGCCCGACACCCGGCCGCGCCGGTTCGGATAGAGGTCCGGCCGGCCATAGGCCAGCGAATAGGAGAAGGTCGCCGCGCCGCGCTTAAGGCGGTTCATTTCGGCCTGGGCGGCCTTCTTGGCCTCGGCTTCGCTGGCGTAGGTTCGCGCGAGGCGCTTGGTCTTGCCCTTGGCGTCGGCGTCGCCATCGTCGCCCACCTTCACGCGCTTGCGCTTGGCCTCGCCGTCGTCGTGATAGGCCGCTGAAACCTCGCTGTAGGCGTCGCGATCGGCGTCTTGATAGGTGTGGCCATCGCCATCGGCGCGGACGATCTCGAAGGCGGGCAGGGGCGCGCCGCTGGGCGTGGTGGTCGCGCCGATCGGCGCGAAGATCAGAGACCCGGCCTTGACCGTGGCGACGGCGTCGAACTGCTTACCCAGGCGGCGGAGAAGGGCCGCGTCGCTTTGGCGGCTCTGGGCGAGGTTGCCGACCGATTGCGAGGCCAGCTCGGGCGCGATCGAGGCCTTCAGGCCTTGGCGGCCGGCGACGGCGCTCAAGACCTCGCCCACGGTCTTTCCATCCCAACTGCGATCTTCGCGAACGCGGAAGGTGGCCGTGAAGTCGGCGCTCTCACCGCGCACGGTGATCTTGTCGGGAGGCCCGGCATGGGCGCGGCCGGTCACCTTGAAAGAGCCCAGGCTAACCAGGGCCTCGCCCTTGAACCCCAGCTCAACCGTGACCATCGCGCCCTTCTTTGGGAGGGCTAGGCGGCCATCGGTGGCGTCCAAGGCAAATTCCAGGGTGTCGGCGTCGTCGTCGCGCTTGGCGGTGACCGTCAGCTCGATCAGGCGCGGATTGATCGTGTCGGTCATGTCTTGACCGTCCACGGTAAGGCGACAGACCGGGGTCTTCATCGCGCGCCCGCCTGGGCGGCGTCGTCGGTGCGCTTGAGCGAGATCGCGAAATCGGTCTTGCGCGGCTCGCCGTCCTCGAAAAACAGGCTCTGGTCATCGGCGAGGGACATGATCTTGAACGTCCCGAGAACCCGCCCAGAGCCCAGCACGACGGGGAAGCCTTGGCCGGTGTCGGCCATGGCTTCCAAGGTCTCCAGGCTCTCGCGCTTGCCGCCCATAGGCCCGACGATCACGCCCTTCAGGTCCAGGGTTTCGGCGTCGCGCCCAAGGAACTGATCACCCGGCCGGGCGCCCACGCGGGGGTTTTCGGCGTAGCGCCACCCGAGTTTGCGGCTCAAGTCCTGATAGGCCAGCGTCGGCAGGCCGAACGCGAATGACCCGAGGCTCATCATCTGCATCGTCGGTTACTCGTTGGGGTCCTTGAAGGTGGCGCGTTGCGAGCCGCGCGCGCGGTCGCGATCGGCCGCCCAGCGTTCGAACATGGCGAACAAGGCCCGCTCATCCATGCCCGGCGCGGGGTGGAAATGGACCTCGTAAGTGTCGCCGCCGATCGAGGTCGCGCCGCCGCCGGCCGCGCCGATCGAGGCCGGGCTTGCGGCGAGCGGTTGGGAGACCTGGGCGGAGACGGGGAACGCCGCCGCGATGGGCTGGGCTCCGGCGACGGCCGGCGCGGCGACGCTCAACGCGCCGCCGGCCGCCATGGCCGCGACCATGCGGCCGGCCGTGGCGCGGACTTGCTTGAGAGGCCCGTTCTCGCCGCGCTGGAGCCCTAGCGCCAGGCCGTCCATGGTGTAGCCGCCGAAGCCGGCGAAGACGCGGCTTGGCGAGCGGATACCCAGGCGCTCCTTGAACCATCGGGCGATGTTGCCGGCGACGTTGAAGATCGTGGTCTTGAGCGCGAGCGCCTTGCCGATCACGCCGTTGATGAGGCCCTGCATGAGGTTGGACCCGATTTGGGCGAAGCTCGCGCCCAGGCCGGTCATCCAGGCCACCGCGCCGGAGAAGATCGCGGCGACGCGATCCCATAGGCCCTTAAACCACGCGGCGATGCCGTCCCACTTGGCAACGATGAGATAGCCCGCGCCCGCAACGGCGGCGATCGCTGCGATGATCAACAGGATCGGCCATAGGGCGAGGTTGGTGGTGATCCCGAGGATCGCCATGGAGACCTTCAGGGCGGCCAAGACGCCCAGCGCCGTCCCGACCACGCCCATGAGCGCGCCCACGCCGATCGTCAGCAGCGCGACCACGCCCACGGTGATCGCGAGGGCCTTGGCGACGGCCGGGTGTTCGGTGGCGAACCGGCGCATCCCGCTGGCGAGACGGCCGATCACGGCCCCGCCTTCGCGCACCGCCGGCAACAGGGCCTTGCCGAATTCACCGGCCGTGGCCTTCAGCTCATTACGCATGAGCGTCATGCCGTTTTCCGTGGTCGCCGCCCGGTTGGCATATTCGGCGAGCATGGAGCCGCCAAACTTGGTCTCATCATTGACCAGCGCGAAGGACGCCTTCACGTCGTCAAGGCCGGTGAGAAGGGTGGAGATCGACGTCACGCTTTCGGTGCCGAAGAGGTCTGACAGGATCGCGGTTTGCCGCTCCTTCGGAAGGGCCTTGATCTTCTCCAGAACCGAAACGATCGCGCCGCCCGCGTCCTTCTGCATGGCCTTAGCCATCTGGGTCGCGTCCAAGCCCAGCGACCGGAAAGCGGCCTGTTGCGACTTGGTCGCCGCCTCGCCCTTGTTGAGGTTCAGCAGGAGGTTCTTGATGCCCGTCGCGCCAAGCTCTTCCTCGACGCCGATCTTGTTCATGGTCTGGGCGAGCGCCGCGACTTGACCGCTCGCGACACCCGCGACGCGACCCAGCGGGCCGATGCGCGTCACTATGCCGGTGACCGCCGCCGCAGTGCCGCCGAACTTGTTGGTCAAGGCGTTGATCCGGTCGCCCAGGGCGACGACTTCGTTTTGACCGATGCCGAAGGCCGCGCGCCATTGCGCCATGGTCTGGCCAGCCTCGTCGGCTTGGATGCCGAAGGCCACGCCCATCTTCGCGGCGTCCTCGGTGAACTTCAGCAGCTCCGCGCGCGGAACGCCCGAGGCCCCGGCCGCCGCCATGATTTGCGCCAGCTCTTCCTTGGCCATGGGGATGCGCGTCGATAGCTCGGCGATGTCGCTCGACATTTTGTCGAACTCCGCCGGGCTTTTGAAATCGACGACCTTGCGAACGTCCGCCATGGCGCTTTCGAAGGTGATCGCTTCCTTGGTCGCGCCGACGAGCGGCGCGCCGATCGCCACGCCCACGGCGGCGACGCCTACGCCCGTCGCGGCAAGGTTGGACCCGGCTTCGGTGGCGCGGTTCATCCCGTCCTTGGCCGCGCCGATGCGCTTCTGACGCGCGGCGATCTTGGCCAGCTTGCTCTCTTGTTCCGTCGCCTTCTTGGTCGCTTCGGCCGTGGCCTGGGCGAGGCGGCGTTGATGGGCGGCGAGGCCGTCCGCGCTGAGGCCGGCGGCGCGCATCTTGCCGCGAAGGGTCTGGAGCTGGCGAGCGTGGTCGATCTCCTTGGCTTCCAGAGCATTGACTTCGGCGCGGGCCTTGTAGAGCGCCATAGCCAACACCTTTACATTGTCACCGCCGGCCTTATGGGCCTTGGCCAGCCGCGCCGTGAGTGCGCGCTGATTTTCGAGTGCGGCGGCGACTTGGCCGGCTTCGGTCTTGAGCCGGCGGAAGCCTTCAACGTCGCGCTGGGCGGCCTGAAGGCGGGCTAGATCCTCTTTCGTGGCGCGCAAGGCCTCGCCCGCGCCCTTGGCCCCGCCCATCACGGCCTTCATGGGCTTGGTGATGCGCTCGACGGTGTCGAGAAGGACGCGAACGCGGAGGTCCATGGATCAAGCCTTGTCCTTGGGGCGACGGGCGATCATCTCGCCGTGCCAGTAAATGAGGTCTGCCAGGGGGAGCGCGGCGGTCTTGTCTGGCGTCCAGCCCCAGACCTCCGCGAGGTTGGCCATGAAGGTCCCGACGTCGTCGGGGAGCGCTTGGCCTAGGCTTCGAAAAAACCCGCGATGACCCCGCCGATCGCCAACATGTCGCTCGGGTCCATGCGCGTGAACTCTTCCGGGCTGACGTGCGGCACGGCGATGCGGGGGATGAGCGTGGCGATGCTGTCGACCTCCAGACGCGCCACGGCGACGAGAGACAGGCCGCGAAGCTCGCCGCTGTCAGGACGGCGTAGACCGATCGTATCGATCGTCTTTTCGCCACGGGTGATCGGCTTCTTCAGTGTGACCTGGGCGAAGGTGGGGATGGCGGCGAGCGCGCCGGTTTCGGTTTGGGTTTCCATGGGGGGAGCGTCCAAGAGGGGTTCGGAAAAAGCGGCCGGGACCTAGGCCCCGGCCAGTCGGGAGGAACTAGTTGAGGCCCAGGATGCGGCGTTCTTCGGCGAGGCGATCGACGCCATTGACCTTGAAGACCATCCCCAGGAGATCGATTTCGATCAGGGCCACGTCGTTCTTCGAGAGCTTGTAGTAGCTGCACGTCGTCTTGAACTTGGCTTCGGTGATCGATCCCACCTTTTGGGCGCCGGGGTCGATCTCGGCATGACGCCCGCGAACCACGACTTCCCAGCCATCATAAGCGCCGGTGCCGTCGTTCTGGTAAGCGCCGACGAAGCGCAGTTGCACGCCGTCGACCGTGGGCGTGCCGTAGGTCTTCAGCGCGTTTTCCAGCAGCTCCGCGCCGGTCCATTCGAACTCGATCTTCTCCTGACCAATGTCGATATCGACCTCGCCACCCATGCCGCCGCCGCGATACGCCTCCATCTTGCGGGCGAGCTTGGGAATGTTGCACTCGGGGACCTTGCCGGCGTAGCTCTCGCCGTCGCCGAAAAGGGTCATGTTCTTCAGGGTCGCAGGAAGTTGGGACACGGCCCGATCTCCTCATGAGGTTTCGAAAAGGGTGACGGGCGCGATCAGCTCGCCGACGTGAGCGAGCCCAGATAGGTGCTCGTCTTGCGGGCGACGAAAGCGAGGTCTTCGAGCGGCGGCGTATCGGTCCACTCGTATTCCAGGCGGAGCTTGCCCGCCTGAAGATCGGCGACCGGGTTGTCATCGGCAATGAACCGGGCTTCCGCGCCCAGGATGTAGCCGCCGCGCGCGAGGCCCCGGAACAGGTTGTTCACCGTCTCCAGAATGTCGCGGATGAGGGCGCGGGTGATGGGGCGATCGACCGCCCAGGCCATGCCTTCCTCGATCGTGTCGCCCAGCACTTGATCGGTTCGGGTGGCGGTCTCGAAGGCGAACTTCGGATCGTCCGCCGTGGTGCGGTTGCCCCAGAACTTGAAGCCGGTGCGGTTGATACAGGCCGTCACGTCGGCGTCGTTGAGAAGGTCGGCTTCCTCGCGGGTCATGGGGACGGTGACGCCCGTGACGCCATTGACCGCGACGTTGCTGATCGTCTTGTTCCAGCCCTGGGCTTGATCGACCTGGGCGCGGAGACCCAGCGCCACGGCGGCGGCGGGCCACACCGCGTCGCCCGACTTCCAATCGGGATAGAGAAGCATCAACTCGCGGCTGTCGAAGCTCTCGCGAAGGGTGGTCACTTCGGCGACGAAATCGCTCGGGTCGATCTCCAGAGAGGTCCCGGCGTAGCCGAAGCCGTGGAGCTTCTGGGCGACCTCCGCGAGCTTGGCGCTCACCACGGCGGTCTCCAGGCCCGGCGCGCCGATGATACGCGGTTGGAAGCCCAGGGCGCTTTCCGCCGCCAAGAGCTTGTCCAGACCCGCCACAACGTTGTCTTCGGTGGCTTCGGCGTTCGCCCCTTCGGCGACGCGAACGATGATGACGACGGGGCTGGCCTGGGCGGCGATGGCGGTCAGCACGGTCTTGAGAAGACCCGCCCCGGCCTTGGTAAGGGCGCTGGCCAGATCGGTGACCAGAACCGGCGTGTTGAGCGGGAATTTGGCCGCGTCGGCGTCGGTCGAGACGCTCACGAGGCCGATGACGGCGGTCGAGATCACCGACAAGGCGCGAGCGCCATCGGTGGCGGTGATCTTGCGGACGCCGTGGTGGCGGTCGGTAGGCATGGCGCGGGGGCTCCTTTAGGCGGCCAAACGGGAGAAGAGGGGGAGAACCAGGCGGCGCTCGCTGAAGGCCGCCCCGGCGGCGTCGGCGCGGCGATAATCGAGCGTGAGGCTGTAGCTTCCGGCGGCGTCGCCCGCGTCCAGCGTGACGCGCGTGAGGCGGATACGCGGTTCCCAACGGGCGAGCGCCGTTGCCGTGGCCGCATAGACCTTCTGGCGCGTCACCGCGTTCATGGGTTGGTCGATCAGGGCCGGGAGGTCCGACCCGTACTCGCGCAACATCACCCGCGATCCGATCGGGGTGGTCAGAATGTCGGCGATCGACTGTTCAAGGTGGGCGTCACCGTCCAGCGCCGCGCCCGTGGTGGCGCTCATGCCGATCATTGCGGCTCACCCGAGAGGCCCGCGCCCGGCTGGACGCCCTTGGTCTTGTGGGTCTTCAGCGAGATCGTCCCGGCCTTCACGTCGCCATCGGCAAGAACATCGCCCGTGACCGTGGCCTTGCCGTTCAAGGTGAGGTCGCCCGTCACCGTCACGTCGCCCGTGATCTCGACCCCGGCCGGGGCGGTGACGATGACCTTGCCGCCTTCGCAGAGGGCGGCGGTCAGGGTGTGGGCTTGCGGGTCATAGACCACGCGCGAGCCGTCGTCGGCGTCGAACCACAGGGCGTCCAGCGCGGTCGGGGCCGGGTGGGCGTTGCTCGGAAGGCTGGCGACAATCACCGCCTGGGCGCTGTCGCCCTCGGGGGAGATCACCAGGACCTGTTCGCCGATCGAGGGCGGAGCCCAGAGGCGGAACGCGCCCATGCGAAGGCTTCCCCAGCGGACGCGGGGAAGCTTCAGGTCGCCGATCTCGACGGTGCAGACGCGCGCGGCAAGATCGCGGTCAAGGACCACGCCAAGGCGCGCGAGATCACGAAGATCGCCGGGAATGTCGGGTTCGCTGGACATTGGCCGGCAGGTTGGGCGCAATCGCGCGCGACCCGCGAGCGGGCGGTGTTGTCGGCGTCCCGGCGCACAACACCGGCGAAGCCGCCGTCGACCATAGGCGGTCGCGTCTATGCCGGATCTCGATCAAGCACAGTCGGCGGCGTCTATGTCGGCCGCCACAGTCGCGGGCGACTATGCCGGAATCGGCCATAGACGCCCGCGACTAGACTGCAGCCCGGCTTCAGGGCTTGGCGGAGCCCGACGAAACCCGCCACCAATCGCGGTCGCCCTCGTCGGGCTCCAGGGACTTGGCGCAATGGTCCCGGTCGATCAGGTGCAACAGACGGCAGAGCAGACACCAGCCGGCGACACCGCGCGCCGAGCCCTTGGCGGCGCGGCTGCTTATGGTCTCGTCGGGATCGCCGCCGATGAGGGTGTTGGCGAGCTGATCAAGGGCGATCAGCACGCGAAAGACCCAGCCCAAGAGGACACGGCCGGCTCGCCTCACGCCAACGGCTCCGGCGCGAGGATTTCCGCCACGCGGTCGGGCGTGATCGGCGGCGGCTCGGCATTGAGCGCCATGTACATCACGGCCCCCTGAACGGACGGATGGGCGAGGTTGACGTTCTTGACGCGCGGATCGTCCAGGCGGCGGAGGAACAGCTTGATGATATCGTCTTGGCTCGCCCGCGCCGCCAGCTCCTCGGTCGGATGGAAGCGCATGATGAACGTCGGGACGTCGATCACGAGCGTCGTCGGCGGGGTCAGGACGTAGCGATCACCGTCGGGGTCTGGATAGGTCATGCCGTTCACGACCCAGCCGCCCGCCGCAGCCGTGTAAACCGGGCGGACGTCGAAGGTGTTGATCTCGCCCGTCTCTGGGCGCGTGAGGGTCCAGACCATTAGGCGACGCTCCGAATGAAGAGGCTATTGGGGGTGAGAGTGCCTTTGACCCCGCCTCCGTAGGTCAGGAAGTTGAAGTCAAGCGTGAAGTAGCTCTCCGAGGACGGGACGCGGTTAATCGTGAACAGGCCCGGACCCATCGTGAACCGGGCCTGTTCACCCTTGGCGGCGTCGGCGGAGGCAACACCGACGATGCCAAACTGCATCCAGTAGCTCATCCGCAAGAGGGCTTGCGACGGCTCGTCATGAACGCTGTGAGCCCTAAACCCGACCCCCTGCTTAACCGAGGGGGAAGCGGCGGCAGTAGAGGTGTCGAAGGAGGTATAGCCAGCGAGGCGACGGTTCTCGGTGTCGAAGACAGCGCCATATCGCCACTGAGAGCAGACGAAATACCCCTTCTCCCAGAAGCCGTCGATCGGAAGAACCGCGTTCAGGTACGAGTGGGTGACTTTGTAATCGGCGTAGCCCGCGCCGCTCGTGGGTAAGGCGACGAACATGATTTGCCCAGCGCCCGGCTGACAGGCCAGCCAGAACTCGCCGTCGCCCGCCACGAGCTTAATCGTCAGCTCGGCCGCGCCGGTGCCGACCGCGTTAGAATAGGCCGCACCTTGCACCGCGCCCGCGTTTGATAGGACGAAGACCTTGGTGTTGACCGTGTCGGCCTGGGCGACCGCGAAGAAGCCGGGAAGAACCGCGATTTCGGGGAAGGCCACGGGCTGGGCGGCGGGAGCGTACAGCAGCGCGGGCGCGACCACTTGCGCGCCGACTGGAGACCACACGCCAGCATAGAGGCCCTTGGAGCCGCCGAAGCGTGAGGCGAAGGCGATGGCGAGGTTTCCGTTGGAAAGTTCAGCCATCTTCACGCCCAGCGAGGTATCCACCGCGCCGGCCCAATTCTGGATCGTGGCGGCGGGCGTGACGACGCCGCCGGCGTTGTCGAAGATCGCCAGCTTTTGCGCGCCGGCCGCGCCCAGCCAGCACGCGGCGAAGCCGCCGCCGGCCAGGGGATGGGCGTCAAAGAAGCCATCCGAGGCGGGTGTAGCGATCGCCGTAGGGGCGACCACTTGGTTTAGGGCGCGGTCATAGATCGCAAACTTAAGATCGCCGCCATTCAACTGCCAAACAACGCAGATGTTTCCGTTCGATAGCCAGAACATGCGGTCGCTTGCGCGAGCGATCCCAGCGGTATCGACTGGTCTATAAATCGCGTTGGCGTTACCCCACGAGGAGCAGCGGTTGAGCACCAGTCCGCCGACCCCCGCACCGCCGAAATAGTAGTTGCTGACGTAATAGACGTCGCCGTTTTCAGGGTGCCGAAGCTGCTGCTGGCGATGGTGATTGAAGGCCGGGCCGGAAGAAACATTCGGCGTTGAAGTGCTAAGACGAGCGTCGCAATCAACAAACTCAAACGGATAGACACGACCATCGGCCGCGATGACCAGTCCGTCATTCTTGCGGATATTGACGCCCGCAATGGCGCTACCGCGCGTTCCGACCAGGGTAGGGTCAAGCGTCGGGGCGGAAGCATCCGAAGTGAAGAGGCTGGGCGCGAGCGGGAAGCCGTTGAGGCTCTTGTTCATGGTCAGAAGTCCCCGCCGAAGGCCGTGACCGCGAAGGGTTCGGCGTTGTGGGTGGAAGCGCCCACCTTGGCCCCGGCCGGCAAGACGAGGCCGCCGATCGGGTCCAAGATCGCACCGAACGCCGGCGAGCTGGCGAGCGCGGCGTTGGCTGTGACGGGAGCCTCGTCGATCAGGCTCCAGGCCCCGCCGTCCGGCTTGTAGAACAGCCGCACCGCGCCGGCCGTAGTGGCGGCCTTGGCGCGCATGACGATCTTGTCGACGCGCCCGCCGTTAGCGCCGGCCGTGAAGAGATCAACGATCGCGCCGGTCCCGTCGCGGGCCGGGTTGGCCGCCGCGAGCTGGGCGACGCCGACCTTCGGCGTCCCGGTGAACAGGGGCTTGGTGTTGGGAGCCATGGGGGCCTCAGAGACAGTTGGCGTGAAGGAAGAGGGCGGCGGCGGGGTTGTCGGTCTCGACCCATTCCCCAGCCGTCTTGACCAGGGTGGCGTTGGCGTCGGCGACGTTGGCTTGAGCGCCGTTGCGCGGGGCGAGGAACTGCCAGCCTTCGAGCGCGCCGCGCCAATGGGCGATCTTGCCCGCTTGGCCCACCCAGGCTCCGGCCGCACCGGCCGGGATGAGGTATTGGTCGCCCGCCGTGGGCGCGGCCGGCGGCGCGGTGAGGCCGGCGCTGATCACGGCGAAGAAATCGGCGTTGGCGCGCGCCCAATCGCGGGTCGCGTAGAAGTCGCCTGACAGCTCGCTCACCGTGACGTCGGCGGCGGCGGCGATGGTCATGGACGCCGCGACCTGAAGGTCATAGCTCGCGCCTTCGGCGATCGTGGGCTTGTAGGCTTCGGGATACTTGCCGATCGCGAAGAGGTCGCCGCCTTCGGTGAACACGCCCAGCTCGCGGACCCAGAACCCGCCCTCTTCGGCGGGGACCACGGCGGTGACCGTCACCCGATGGGCCTGGGCGGGATCGCGGGCGACCGTCTCGATCGGGACGCGGGCGACCTCGTTGACAAGGTCGGTTTCCGCGCCCGTGGGGTCATAGGTCGCGCCGCCGCCATCGCCCAAGGCGAAGTCAACCAGGGGCAGGGGCGAGCCTTCGGCGATGGCGGTGGCCACGGCGGCGAGGCCCAGGGCGGTCAAGCGAAGGTAGAAGGCGGCCATGGGGGAGCCTCGTCTAGTCGGCGGGGTGAGGGTTGAGGCGGGCGCGGACCTGAAGCCTCACGCTACCGGCGACATAGAGCGGGCCGTCGACGGCCATGGTCAGGGAGATGCCATAGGCGCGGCTCACCGGGCGGGCGCGGTCGATCGCCCGGCGCATGGTCCGCAGCATCGCCAGGGTGACCGTGGGGCCGCTGCCGTCATAGCGAACGGCGACCTTGAAGGTCCCCGGCTCGCCGGTTGGGACGGCCTCAAACCACTCGACCACGTCCGAAGACAGACCCAGCGGGGCGAGGGAGAGCTTGACCGCCTGCACCGTGCCTTTGATCCGGTGCAGGGGGATCGAGGCGGCGATGGTGGCGCGCTTAACGGCCTCGGGCCATGCCTCATCCCAGACGTCGACGCTCACCGCCCAGGCGAGCCACGGGAGGAAGGCGACGGGACAGGTTTGGGGGTTCCACAGATCGCGAAGCCGAACCGGGACCTCGCCAAGACGGGCGGTTGCGGCCTCAAGCGCCCGTTCAAGGTCGGTGGCGTTGGGCGGGAGAAGGGAGATCGCCGTCATGCGCCGCCAGCCTCGGCAAGGGTGACCACGGGCGCGGCGCAATAGGCCGCTTGATCGGCGTCAACGGCGACGTCGGCGACTGGCGAGGCCAGGGCCACGCGCTCGACGCCGGGAACATGAAGGGCGGACATGAGCCCGCTGATCGGGACCGCGCGGCCGATCTTGCGGCGCGAGGCCAGGAACTCGGCAAGGCGGGCCTGGGCGGTCGCCAGAACCACGGACGCGTCTGGACCGGGGAGAACGTGAAGGGTCGCCTCGATCGCGAAGGCGAGGATCGTAGCGGGCTGGACGGTGACACGGTCGCCCACCGGCCGCACGGCGTCGGCGTTGACGGCGTCCGACACCTTGGTCAGCAGATCGGCGGACGGCTCGCCGTCGCCCACGCGCGACAGCACGGTTAGCAAGACCTCCGCCGGGGCCGGGCTATCAACCGCAACGTCGAGAACATCCGGGTCGGCGGCGCGCGCGTGGAACTCGTAGGCTCCGACCGGGCCGGCGACGCTGAAACCTTCCGGCGCGAGCACCATACGAGCGCGAAGGTCTTCGATGTCCTCCAAGACCGGCGGAACACCCGCGTCTGGGTCGCCGGGATCAAGCACCAGGCGCACGACGCCAAAGAGCGCGGCGAGATTGACCAGATCGTTTCCGAGGGCCTTGGCGGGCATACCCGCAACCGCGCCCTCATTCACGCGCTGGCGAACCATAAGCTCGCGATAGGCGGCGATCGCCAGGATTTTCACGGCCGGGTCGCTTTCGACGAGGACGTAATCCGGCGGCAATTCCGCGAGCATCTGGGCGCGGATCGCCTCGAACGACAGCGGCTCGACAATGTCGGGCGCGGGGAGGTTCGAAAGGTCGATCGTGTTGGCCATGCCGGGATAAGGCCGCGCCGCTCGCGCGCCCGCGAGCCCGCGCCGTTGTGCGCCGGGACGCCGACAACATCGCGGCGCTGGGTCTCAGGTCAGTTGATCGAGGAAGCGACGGGCGAAGGCCTCGCGCTCTTGGTCGGTGAGCCCGACTAGACGGCGGACGGCGAAGCGGACCATGGGCGCGCTGGGCTCCTTGCCGACGCGGACGGTTCGCCCGAACTGACTGACAGACGCAATCGCCGCGTCGCGGCCGGTGAACCCGACGCTCACGGCGGTTTCGGTGGCTTCGGTGACCTTCAGGCGCTTGGCGGTGCGGAGCTTCTTGAACATCGGGCCTCGACGGCGGACGCGGCCGGCCTTGTCGCGAAGCGTGCGGCCGGGCTGGACCTTGCGGGGCTCGAAGTCGGAGCCGTCCGGGTTCTTCTGGGCGGCGATGCGCTCGGCTTGCGAGCGGCGAAGTTCGGCGGCGTAGGATCGCAGGAAGCGGCGGCGCTCGCCCGGCGATAGGCGCTGAAGGACCGCCGCCGCCCAGGCCTCGACCGCGATCAGATCATGGCTCATGGGCGGGCCGGTGGTTGATAATCTGGGCGCCGTTGGCGAAGACCTCTTCGAGCTGGCCATACACCGGATCGGGGCGCGGCTCGTCTAGGTGGACGGCTTCGAACTTGCCGCCGGCCGCCGCGATCAGCTTGACGCCTTGGGTGAGGTCCAGCGTCACCGAAACATCCATGGCGTGAGCGCCCGTGAAATCGGCCTCGAAGGTGAGCACGCGGCGGCGGGCGTCGGGCGACTGGAGAAGGCTGGGTTGGTTCAGCTCGATCCAGGCCAAGAGCGCGCCGGTCACCGCGTCCAGCTCGTCAACCGGCATGTCTTCGAAGATCAGGTTGAGCTTGAACCCATATTCCCAAGCGCGGCCGGGCGCGCCGATCGCCGCCACGCCGCCCTCATCCACATAGACCCGCAAGGCTTGGGCGTTGCCCTTCAGGCGCGGAATGGCCCGCTCCAGATAGTCGCGGACAAGGGCGGCCTTCTTCATCGGGCGGGGACCTCGGGACAGGGGTTCGCGGCGGTCCAGGCGATCAGGCGTTCAAGCTGATCGACCGTCGCGGCATAGGCCTTTGACAGGCGGATGGCGGCGGCGCGGACGGCCGGCGGCATGGTGGCTTCCGCGTCCAGCGGGAAGCCCACCGGACGCACCGGGCAAGCCGTGAGATCGGCGGGCGGGGTGTCCTTGACCCGGATCACAACGGCTTGCGGCGCGGGCGCGGTCTCAGCGGGCCGGTGCGCGCAAGCCGCCAGACTGATTGAGAGCGTCAAACCAAGAAGGCCCGACGTGATCACCTTGAACAGCCGCATCGGCCGCCTCCATCCTTTCGGCCGCGAGCTGGGCTCGCTCGGCCGCCCGACGCGCCAACGCCGCGTCCACGTTTTCCTTGCCTAGGCGTTCATCAAGGGCCGCCAACAGCTCGTCGGCGGTCTTGGTCGCGGCCTGGGCTTTGAAGGCCGCCAGGGCGTCCACGCTGGCGCGACAGGCCACGCCTCGCGCCGGGGCCTTGCCCTTAGCGGGCGGCGGGGTGACCAGATGCGAGCCGGCGGAGGCGCATACGGCCTCGCCCCAAGAGGCCAGGGCGTCGCGATCGGCGCGAACCTCTTGAAACCGCGCGTAGAGGACGGCGGCGGCGACGGCGAGGGCCATGAGGGTGAGATAGCCGCGCACCGCGCGGACCCGGTCGGCGAGAGGGCGAAGCATCAGGCGGGTTCCTTCAGGCCTAGAACCGACTTGGCGCGGGCGAGACGAGCGAGGCGATCGGGCAGGCCGTTGAGCCCGCCATTGATGCGCCGCGTAACGGCTTCGGCGTCGTCGGCGTCGGCGTGGGCGTTGAGGCCCCGGTCGGCCCAATAGAGGCCGGCCAAGGCGACGGCGATCGGGGGGTGAGCGGCGGCGCTGGGCGAGGCTTCGAGATCGAGGCCCAGGCGGCGACCGAACGAACGATAGTTGGCCCGGCCGGTGAGTTGGAAGATGCCGCGACCCTTAAAGCGCGCGCCGTCGCCGGGTTCGGTGTTGCCCAGGTCTTTGCGCCCGTCATAGCGGCGGAAATAGGCCTCCGCGCCGATCTCGACCATAAAGCCGAAGCCGCCCGTCTCGTGGGCGGCCTGGGCGAGGAAGTGAGCGACCCGCAGGGGCGAGATGATTTGCCGGCGGGGGAATTCGACCAGCATGGCGCGCGCCAGTGTAAGGCCAAGATCGCCCACGTAACGCCCGGCGACGTGGTCGATCAGAGCGGCCAAGGTGCGCGGGCCCAAGACGCCGTCATGAGCGCCACACGGGCGGCCGGCGGCGTCTAGACGAGCCTGAAGGGCGGCGACGACGGGGGGAGGGAACAGGATCAGCTCACCCATGATCAGGCGCCCGGCGCGCGGAAGCGACTGGCGAAGTCGCGGACCAGATCGGGAAGGGTGGCGAAGGCGTCGCCCACGGCCTTGACCAGTCGCGGGGCGACCTCGAAGGCGCACATGGCCACGACGAACCCGATCGCCTGGGCGACGAATTCGTTGAGACCCAGGGTGACCGAAGCCGCGCGCGTCACGAAGTAGGACACGCAAATCCCGACCAGCCATTGCACAAGGCGTTGCCGCCAAGACAGGCCCGGTTTCCAGGCCTGGGCGACGGCGGAGCCCAGGGCGGCGGGGCCAAGGGCTCCGGCGGCGTTCTGGGCGGCTTCGATGAACTCAGGCTTCATGATCAGTCCCAAAGCTGTACGAGGGTGGCGGTGGCGGCCTTCGGCTGATCGTTCGGGATCATCACCACGGTTCCGGCGGGGAGGCGAAAGCCCAGCTCGACAAGGCCGGGGTTGGCCTCAAGCACGGCTTCGACGGTCGGCGACGCCGCGCCGGTCACCCGATAGACCAGGGCGTCAACCGTCTCGTCGGGCAGGGCTTGAACGGGCGTGAGGGCGGCCATCACAGCAGCCTCACGCGCGCGCGGGGCTTGCCCTGAAGGTCGGAGAGCGCCCAGGCCGCGTTTCGGCGATGATCGTCAATCACCGGCTCCAGGCGCTCGGCCTTCTGATCGCCGGTCGCGGTGGCGTCGAAGTCGCGCGAGACCTCGGCAAGATCGGCGCGGACGGCGGCCAAGAGGGCGCGGCGGAAGAGGATGACCTTGGCGCTCTCACCGCCCACGGTCGGGGCCGGAACGTCGGCGAGGGTGGCGAAGCCGGCGGCTTCCTGCATCACGCGCCAGGGCGTGAGCTGGGCGTCAATCCAGATGATCGCGGCAAGGACCGCCTCGCGGAAACGGTAGTCATCAATTTCGCCGCCGACTTGGCTGGCCCCGCGAAGTTCCGCGGTGCTTTGCGAGGGCCAGAACGGGCCGGCCTCGATCGTCTCGCCCTCGGGCGTGACGACGGCTTGGTCAACGGGCGGAAGGGCGATCAGGCTCATAAGGGGCGGGCTCCGATACGGCGGTGGGGAGCCGGGCCGGTTGGGCTTGCGCCCTCTGGGTCCAGCTCCGCCGCCGATCGCCGGGGGGCGAAGGGGTGGGGCGTCTCTCCCCCCAAGATCGAGACGCCCCTAGATCTCCAGCGGGGGATTAGCGCCGGGGATCGTCTCTAGGCGGGCGCGCCGCCGGTGTCGGTTTGATCGGCGGCTTCGGCGGGCGGGGCCGCTTGGAGCTTGGCCAGCTCGCGGCGAAGGGCCTCGATCTCTTTTTTGACGCCGACCTTTTCGTTGAGGCCGAAGGCGCGGGTGAGGTAGCCCAGGGCCTCGTTGATCTCTTCCGCGCCCTGGGCGATCGGCATGAGGGCCAAGCCTTGCGCCTTCAGGAGCTTGGCGCGGACCTGATCGGGCATGTCGTGATCAGCCGTGAGGCGCGCGGCCTCGCGAAGCGCTTCGAGATCGACAGGCTCGCCGGCCGTCATGGCCTTGAGGGCCGCGTTGGCGATCTCTTCGGCGACCGTGGTGGCCACGTCGCGGTTGTAGCGTTCGGGGAGCTTCAGCTTGTGGCGGAGGGCGTAGGCGGCGAGCGGCAACGCGCCCGCAAAGTCGCCCACGTCAATACGCCAGATCATGACCGTCGTGAAAATCTCGTCTTGGTCGATCACGCCGCCTTCGGCTTCGGCCGCGATGATGCCGCCCACCCACGGGGCATAGTTCGGCAGGAGCTGGCGCTTAAGCTCGATCTTGCCGGCGACCGATTGGATCGCCTTCAGGCGGCGACGGTCTTCGCCCAGCTCAACCAGCTTCATGCGGTAGGCGCGGGCGCGTTCATCTTCCGGGGCGGGTGGCGGCGCGGCGGCCGGCGCGGCCGGTTCCGAGGCCGGGGCGGGGGCCGGGTTCATGGCCTGGGCGACGGCGGCGGCGCGCGGCGTGAGTTGGGCGGCGGCCTTTCGCTCGCGATTGCGGGTCGACAGGCTGGCGCGCGGCGTCTTACCGGCGACGGCTTCGGGTTCGGCGGCGGCCGGCGTCTTGGTGGCTTCGGCGAGGCGCGCCAGGGTGCGGGCGCGGTTGCGGTCGGCGAGGCTCATGGGCTCGGGTCCTTGTCGGGTCTTGGGGGGGAGAGATCGGCCGGCGAGGTGAGCCGCCGGCCGGGTTCGCCTAGAGGGCCGCGCCTAGTGGGCGGGGCGGACTTCGATGTTCTCGACCAGCGAGACCAGGCCGAAATCTTCGACCACGTAGGCGTCATTCGAGCTTTCGAAGTTCTCGACCTGATCGGCCTTCGGATTGTCGATGATGGCGCGGCGGCGAGCGCCGATTTGCCAATAGATCGACAGGTTCTTGAGCGTGGTGATCAGGAACGCATCGGCCGGGAAGAACGGGACCACGGCGGCGGGGAGGCCGCCGATTTGCTTGGCGCCCATGATGATGTTGAGCGCGACCTGTTCGGTCGGGTCGATCGCCTTGTTGATCATCGGGAATATCTTCTCGTTGATCAGGTTGCGGCCGACGATGACGACGAGGTCGGCGCGCTCTTGCGCCCAGGGCGCGAGGTTCTTCTTGGCGTCGAACACCGCCGCGTCGAGCGTGGCGTAGTCGCCCAGGATTTCGCCCTCGTGAGCGGGGTCGGGGCGCGGGTCGATAATGACCTTGTCCGCAACCTTCTCGCCTTCGGCGATGACCTGGGCGGGGACTTGCTCGCGGATGTGCTGGAGCCAGCCCTTGTTGACGTCCTGCAGAAGCGGGAACTCTTCGGGATCGGTCTCGATCGCGGCGTGCGTCCCGTTAAAGCCGATCATGATGCGGTCCAGCGCCTGTTGCTGAAGAACGGCGTCGCGGATCAGCGTCTGGAACTCAGGGAACTGCGACCAAGCGTCGAGTTGTTCGTAGGGAAGGGCGGTGTCGAAGTCGGTCTTTTCACAGCGGTAGCGGTTCGAACCCAGCGAGTGAGCGACGCGGGCCTTGCGCTCCTTGACCTTGGTGTTGGTACGGCGCGCGATCGTGCCGGCCGCGCCCAGGCCCAGCTTTTCGCCTTCCTGATTGCGGACGCCGATCATGTTGATCGCCTGAAGGAAGGCGCTGCTTTCGGTCTGGCGCTTCTCCAGGGTCTGTTGGACGGACGGCGCGACCGTGAACTTCTCAGTCGCCGAAGCGACGCCGTTCAGGATGGCGACTTGCGAGGTGTACGCCAGAAGGGCGCGGCGGGTGTCGTTGTGCATGGTGTCTTACGGTTCCGATGTGGCGGCGGGGAGGGGCGTCTAGACGGCGGCGCGGTTAGCAGTCGGTGGTGACCGCGCCCGTGCCGCCGGTGGCCGGTTCGCGGCCTTGGCCCGGCGCGGCGGTGGCGGCGAACTTCGCCGTGAGGTCTTGGATTTGCGACTTGAGGCCCGAGACCTCCGCCGCCTGGGCGGAGAAGACCTTTTCGAAGCCGCCGGCCATCTTCTCGAAGCCGCCTTCGATCGCGGCATAGAGGGCCGCGTTCTGGTCCGCCGGAGCGGCCGGAGCGGCCGGAGCGGCCGGAGCCGGCGGCGTCGCCGGGACGGCCGGCTTCAGGATCGAGGCGAAGGCTTCCTTGATGCCGGCGGTGATTTGCGCGGCGAAGCTCTCGGTTGCCGGAGCCTCCGGCTCCAGCTCCAGGGTCAAGCCCAGATCATCGGTGGTCGCCGTCAGGACGTTGCCGGCGTCTTGCTTCCGCTTGGCGAAGGTGTTGGCCGAAGACTTGGCGGAGAATTGGAACCGTTCGGTCCCCAGGCTCGCCGGATCGTCAGTGATCGCCAGCCCGACCAGATAGGCCTCGTTGGAGCCGGCGAAGGCCGGGTTGATCTCGCACGAGGGGAAAATCTTCTGGCCTTCCTTGTTGAGCTTGACCAGATCGTCGGTGGCCTCGACCTGGGCGTACAGCGCCAGCTTGCCCTTGAGCGGTCCGTCGCTGATCTCTTCGGCCTTCAGGGCCGTGACGGTCCCGTAAGCGCCGAACGGGCTACCAGCGGAGCCGCCGGGGAGGACGCCCTTGATGTGCTCCAGATTGACCGTGGCGGTGTATTTTCCGGTCGAATAGTTGCGGGCGGCTTGCTCGATCCAGGCGCGCTCAATGTGGCGGCCATCGGTGGTCGCGCCCTCGACGGCGACGCGGAAAAAGCGGGTCTTGGCCATGTGTCTCTCGCGGCTAAAAGCTGGCGCGGGATCGAGCGCCATGATCGGCCGCCATTCGGTCCAGACCGCTCGCGCGGCTCAACCTTGTGATGTTGTGAGCCGAGACGCCGACAACGCGGGCGCGCCGCCCGCGCGAAACCTCGCCGCTAGGGTCCGCCGTCATGGACCTGTTGCCCAAGAGCCCCGACATACGCCGCAACGCGCGCGCCCTGTTCTGGATGGGTTGGCCGGTGAGCGAGATCGCCGATCACTTCGGCGTGCCACGGACCACGGTGGCCAGTTGGAAGGATCGCGACGGCTGGGCGGACGCCCAGGCGATCACGCGGATCGAAACCTGCATTGAGGCCAAGCTGATCGCGCTCGTCCTGAAGGACGGCAAGACCGGCGCGGACGTCCGCGACATTGACCTTCTGACGCGCCAGATCGAGCGCCTTGCGCGGGTGCGCCGCTATGGCGAGCCGGGCGGACACGAAGGCGACCTAAACCCGGCGATCGGCGAGCGGAACCGCAAGAACAGCAGGAACCGCCCGACCAAGAACCACTTCACAGACGAGCAAGCGGCCAAGCTGATCGCCCTCTTCGAAGGCGGTTTATTCGACTATCAGAAGTTCTGGGCGGCGGCGGGCATGGAGCGCTCGCGCGTCATCCTGAAGTCGCGCCAGATCGGGGCCACGTACTACTTCGCCCGCGAGGCGCTTGTTGATGCCCTGAAGACCGGCCGAAACCAGATTTTCCTCAGCGCCAGCAAAGCCCAGGCGCACGTTTTCCGCCAATACATCGTCGCCTTCGCCAAAGAGGTCGAAGTCGAGTTGACCGGCGACCCGATCGTTCTGGCGAACGGGGCGATCCTCTACTTCCTCGGGACCAACGCCCGCACCGCCCAGGGCTACCACGGCAATTTCTATTTCGATGAGTTCTTTTGGACCTTCCGGTTCACCGAACTGGAGAAGGTCGCGAGCGGCATGGCGCTACACAAGAAGTGGCGCAAAACCTACTTCTCGACGCCTTCGAGCGTAAGCCACCAAGCCTATCCGTTCTGGACCGGCGAGGCGTGGAACAAGAAGCGGCCGAAGGGCGATCGGGTCGAGATCGACGTCAGCCACGGGGCCTTGATCGACGGCCTTCGCGGGCCGGATCGCAAGTGGCGGCACATCGTGACGATCGAGGACGCCCAGCGCGGCGGGTGCGATCTCTTCGACATTGACGAGCTTCGCGAAGAGTACACGGCGGACCAATTCGCCAATCTGTTGATGTGCGAATTCATCGACGACAACGCGTCGGTGTTCCCGCTGGAGATGCTTCAGCGGTGCATGGTCGACAGCCTCGAAGAGTGGGCCGATGTCGACTGGCGCGCCATGATCGAGGGCGGGCGCCCGTATGGCGATCGGCCGGTGTGGCTGGGCTATGATCCCTCGCATACCGGCGACCGCGCCGCGCTCGTGGTGATCGCGCCGCCGGCCGCGCCGGGGGGCAAGTTCCGCCTTCTCGAAAAGCATCAATGGCGGGGGATGGACTTCGCCACCCAGGCCAAGGCGATCAAGGACATTTGCGCCCGCTATGCCGTCGCTTACATCGGGATCGACGCGACGGGGATGGGCCTGGGTGTGTTCCAGCTCGTGCAGCAGTTTTACCCCGGCGCGCGGGCCATCACCTATTCGCCCGAGGTCAAGACCCGGATGGTCTTGAAGGCTCACGACACGATCAGTCGCGGGCGCTTCGAGATGGACGCGGGCGCGATCGACGTCGCTCAGAGCTTCATGGCCATCCGCAAGAGCGTGACCAGCTCGGGCCGCGCGGTGACCTATGAGGCCGGCCGCACCGAAGAGACCGGCCATGCGGACCTTGCCTGGGCGGCCATGCACGCCTTCGACCACGAACCTCTCACGGCGGCGTCTGGCCAGCCGCGTTCTTCCCGCTTGTCTTGGAGCTGACCCGATGACCGCCCAAACCGTCACCGCCACCACGAACGGGGCCGCCGACAAGGTCCGCGCCTTCAGCTTCGGGGACCCAGAGCCGGTTCTAAACCAGCGCCAGATTTTCGAGTGTCTGGAGAGCCCTTGGAACGGCCGGTGGTATGAGCCGCCGGTGTCGCGCGCGGGCCTCACGGCGGCGTTCCACGCCTCGCCGCATCACTCGTCGGCGCTGATCGTCAAGCGCAACCTTCTGACGTCCAGCTTCCGGCCGTCGCGGTACATGAGCCGCCAGACCTTCAAGGCGATCGTCCACAATCACCTCGTTATCGGCGATTGCTTCGTTCAGAAGGTGCGGAACGTGTTGGGCGCGCCGATGGCGTGCGAGGCGCTGCCGTCGAAGTACATGCGGCGCGGCAAGGCCGGGGCCTTCTGGTATGTCCCTGCCTACGGTCTTGAGAGGCAATACGAGCCGGGGACGGTGGCGCACCTTATGGAGCCCGACCTTGACCAGGAGGTTTATGGAATTCCCGACTACATGGCCGCGCTCCAGGCCACGTTCCTCAACGAGAACGCCACGCTCTTCCGCCGCCGCTACTATCTGAACGGCCATCACGCCGGGTTCATCTTCTACATGACCGACGCGGCGGCCGATGAGAAACAGATTGATGAGTTAGAAGAGGCGTTCAAGAACGCCAAGGGGCCGGGCAATTTCCGCAACCTGTTCCTATATGCGCCAAACGGCAAGAAGGACGGGGTTCAGATCATCCCGGTCAGTGAGGCGGCGGTCAAAGACGACTTCATGAACATCAAGAACGTGACGCGTGACGATATCCTCGCCGCGCACCGCGTGCCGCCCCAGCTCATCGGCGTCATCCCGTCCAACGCGGGCGGGTTCGGCGACGTCGAGAAGGCGCACGGCGTGTTCTTCGAAAGCGAGATTGTCCCGCTGCAACGCCACTTCGAAGGGCTCAACGAGGCCCTGGGCTTCGAGGCCGTGGCGTTCATGCCCTACGGCGGCGGGCGGACGGCCTGACCAGCCGTCCGAACGGCGTCAACGGGCCTTCCCGACGCCCGCGCTCGCCATAGGTCAAGCTCTGTCTGGGTCGGAGGCGCGGCCATAGAGACCCACCGGCCATGCCGCGTCGCCCGCGCGAAATAGTGCATACGCCCTTCGCACGGGAAACGGTTGTCCGCCACCACGGGGCAGGGCGGCGAGCGCCCCCAAGGGATCGCTTTGGGGCCAAGCGCGGCGATCACCACGGGCAACGAGACCCGCAAGACCACGCCGCACCGCCGGCAACGCTGGCGCACCGTCCAGCCAGCCGCCGCGACTTCCTCTAGCGTCATCGCCGCCAAGGGCGACGGCGGGCTCACCGCCCGGTCTGGATTGATCCCACCCATGCCGCGCCTGTAGCGCGCGGCAACGTCGAGAACAAATCACGAACGGTTTCCAGATCGTGGCCTGGGCGGCTCGAAGCCCGACCTCTCAGCGCCGCCCCCGGCGCGCGCAGTTTTCCCCCCGCCGCACCTGCCGGCCAAAAAGGGCGGAAACGTCGAAGCTTTGGAACCCTCGGGAAGCCTTATGCGGCGGGCCTGGGCGGCCGAAAAGCTTGGGGGCTATGGCGACGCAAGGTGACGCGACTTCGGAGGCTCCACGGGCCGAAAATTCGGGGTGCGGTGCGGCGGCCTTTTCCGGTTTCGATCTCGGGACGAGGTAACAAAGGTAACAGCGGGTGAAAACAGGCTCTAAGTCGCGGAATTATAACAGGAAATGATGTTACCTTTGGGAGGTAACACGAGGTAACGTCAAAGGTAACATTCCGCCAAGTGTCTGAATTTGCTGGCGAAAAAATTATGTCGAAATCACCTTCTGTCACGGTAACAGTGTGACCTTGATGTTACCCTAAATGTTACCTTTTAGAGATTGTCGTAAGCGTCTGATTTGGTTTGCAGAATTGCCGTTTTCGGTGAGCCTGTTACCTTTGTTACCCTTTTCCGAGATACCCACGAATTCTAGCCTTCCCCCTGCCACGAGGGGCGGCCATTTTCATCAATTCGGCGGTCACATCGCTTCTGAAGGTTGGCGCTCGATCGATCATAGATGCCGCCGACTGTGGGAGCAGCTACGGGCGGCCGACACAGTCGCGCGCGTCTATGGGCGATTCCGGCATAGATGCCGGCGTCTGTAGTCGATCGACAAAGGTGCTCTTCACCGCGCTCCGGACGCCTTGCGCCTGGGCGGTGGGGCCTCGGTGCGTTCCCCGGCTTCGAGAACCGCCGCGAGAACCGCCAGCCGTTCGCCGTGCGGCATGGCCGCGAAGGCCTTCGCCCAATTCGCCGCCTTCCGCTTGATCCTTTGCCGGTCAATGAAATCGACCCCGGCGAACTTGGCGGACTGGACCGCGCCGGCCTCGAAGTTCATCCAAAGCTTCTCAGTTCGCGGGCCGCCGCGCGTGCTCGCCTGAAACTCGATCGTGCGCCATCCCGCCAGCTCGGCCGCGTACAGCTCCGAAGGATAGCCGGAGACGATCACCGACACATTCGCGGGGAGGGCCTTCAGCGTCGCCAGAAGGCGGACGTGGTCGGCGTCGGTGTAGTCGTGGCGGTAGCGCTTCGAAGACGTCCGCGTGGCCAGGACATAGGGCGGGTCCGCATAGACCACGACGCGGCCGGCGGCGGTCCAGTCGAAGGCCTGAAGGAAGGCGACACAGTCGGCGTTAACGATCTCCGCGCCGTCGATCGGGCCGAAGCGCTCGATCGTCGCCGGGTCGATCTCCAGGCCGATCGAGCGCGCGGCCGGCGGCTTGCGGCGCATGATCACGCCGCTTCCAAGGTGGGTCTCGATATAGGTGTCATGGGGCGGCATTTGCGAAATGATCGCCTGATAGGCGCCAGAAACGCCCTTGTTCCCCATATAGCCGGTCATGATCTCGCGCCCTCGCTGGCGAGATCCTTCATAGTCGCGTTCGTCTATGGTGTCGACCCAGAAGGGGAAGGCCATGCGTTCTGCAGTCTAGACGGCGGTGACTATGGCACCAGGTCTAACCACGGCTTCTCAGGTTTGACACTCGCCGCTTAAGTCGTTGAATTCCCTAAGCGCTCATCTTTGGGGTTTGACAGCGTAAGGCATTGAGATAATTGACTTCGAACAGGCCCAGCCGGCCTACCAATTCGCGTCGTGCGATCGCCGCGATCCGATCCCCCAACATTTGCCAGCTGTCACGTCCGAGGCGCGCCCGGAGTGGGATCGCGAGAGAGTTTTTCTGTGGCCTGGACAGGG